TAAGCAACCACCGGTTCTTAGTGACAAGGAGCGTGAACTATTTGGCTCTGTTATCACAAGCGTTGAGTCACATGATGATTCGGTTGAAGAAGTTGCACCTGAACCAGTTTCGACAACTGTTGAAGATAGCGATGAGGAACAAGAGCCAGAACCAGAACCTGAACCAACTCCTCCACCAGCTGAGAAGCCAAAGAAAAAGATTTTGAAGAAAAAGGCATAAATATTAATTATCAATAAATGAAAAATAATAAAAATTATCACTGTTAAAAAATAAAAATATATATGATTATATATATTTTTTCATAAATCCAAGTGTATATGTAATATAATATTACTCTTTTTTTGTATATCGTAAACATTCGAACTATTTATTTTCGATATACCCTTCTCTTTCAAACAAATCATTTGATACTTTCGTAACAATAAATTTTTCCGTTCTAAATAAATATTTTCATATACGTTGATCCATATTTCTTCGTTTTCCCATATATTTTGAAGATTTCTATAAACATTCACAATAACATTATTGTTTGCGTCTATGCAAATATTATCATCTAATTCGGGAATCATTATTACATATATATCGTGATCACCATGGTCGTATATCAACTCATGATGCCAAAGAGGAATAATATATGTTTTGTTTTCATGTTCAAGTTTATAAACATTGTGCTCAAATAAATCTTTTAAAGATGGATTTAGTACATAATACACATTCTTCGCCTGCTTTTCTTTTAACATTTCCTCCAAATTCGATAAAAATGTTTCGTTTATATGCAATATATGTGAATATGATTTCAAAATATGATACATTCGCACGGCTTGTTCCAAACTTATTTTATTAAGCACGTTTTTTAATTGCTTGTCACATACCCGTTCCAAACACTCGAATATATCGTCCAATATCTCTCTATCAATATATTTTTGCAAAAAATCGATGCAAATGTCGCGATATATCGGCACTTTTGTTGATGCAGAATTTGATAAAAAATCATATGCACAGTGAATTTCAGCAAACCTTTCATTTGCATTTGGTTCTTTATTTTTGTCCGGATGATACATCAATGCCATCATTTTATATTTCTTTTTTATATTATCCATATTTACTTCGTTATTATTCAACTGTAATATTTCCAATGCTCTTTTCCGGTTCATGATAATTGTGTTATCATATATACAAAAATAGTTTCTAAATGATATATGGGTCTATAATTATTGTTGTATTGCAGCAATATTGTATACATTTTTTTCATTATTGCGTTTATTTTATTATCTTTTATACGCTTCGATTCTATAAAATGGCACAATATATAATACACACATTCTATTACGTTCAAATTATACACCATGATATCATATATTTTTTCACGCAACTTGAATAAATCTTTCGATGTCGTCATCTCCTCAATTATATTATCACACACCGTAGTAAATAAATCACTCGGTAATTCACTAACTTTACATTTTGTCAATACATTTAACTCCTTTATGTTCATAATGTCATTATTATCAATAAATTCCATATTTTCTCGCAATTGCTCATTTTGTTCTATGATTTTATCATAAGATTTGGGACGCTTCATTTTCACGACAGAAAAAGAACTCAAAATATTATTTGGTAAAAAACTAATGCTCTCTGTTATCAAAATGAATTTCAAATGTATTATTTCATTTATATTGCTATGATGCTGAACGTAACTGTAAAACACTTCTAATAATTCATTATGAGTTTCGTGAAAGTTTTTACAAACAATGAATCCAGATTTGATATCCTTTATTGATATAATATCCACAATTTGCAGAAATATTTCATGCCACAACGTTTTCGAATTACATCCCAATAAAGCCATGTCTATTTCATAATGAATATCGCTTATATTGTAAATATAATCTTGTTTATCCGTTGAAAGCGTCATCTTCTTCTGATATTTCAATTGCGTTGGACTGAATTTTTTTATTTGTTTTAGAACTTGACTATATTTACCTATTCCTGGAGCACCATAAATAATCATGTTCTCAATGTCTTCAATTTGTTCAGGTAATTTCAGTTTCAAATAATCATGCAAATTGTCTTTTTCACATGATGATACATATTCATCAAACGTTGATTCGTAATATTTCATTAATATATAAATGTGAAATACTCTTATATATTAATTTCTTTATTTATTTCTTGATTGTTTTATTACGTTTTCCACCTTTTGACGCTTTTGCTTTTGATTTTGATGCTTTTGATGCTTTTGATGCTTTTCTTGGTGATGGTGAATCACCTGTAATTGTTTTTATAAACTCAATCATCTTTGAAGTGTTATCAGTTCTATATATATCATATAATGCACGCATTACATCTTTATTAATTTCTACACCACGGGTTTTATAACAAAAATGAGGATGAACTAAGAATGGTAACCTTAATAAATTACAATTAATATGCGGAAACAGTTGTGTTACAAAGGATGTGCAATTACGATAATTGTCTGTGCAATAATTATTACTCAATTGCGAATACGTTTCATCCACTTCTATTGTTAAATGAGTAACACCACAACTTTTCATACGTCGCGTTCTTCCTACCTTTTCTTTATCTACCTTTTCTTTATTACAACGGATATATAATTTCACCATTGTTATTTTCGATAAAGTCTCTTTTAATTTGGTGCAATATTTTCTGTCTAATATTCCCATATCCACAATATTACCTCTTGTTCTTTTCATTACATCATATACTTTATCGTCTTGGTGACGGATTTTTAAATTTTCAAATATTAAATAATCTGGTGTATAAATAGATGCTTGTTCATAGTGCTGAATAGCAATGCCTAATTTTCGCTTATCTGCAACTCTCATACGTTCATTGAATCTTTGGTCCTTTTCATCCGAAGGTGACCCACTATGTCCGTATCCAAACGAATATAAATTACTTTTATATAAAATGATCGTCGTCAAATGGGGCGTATATGGATTCGATATAACAAAATAAATTGGTATATCTGCAACTGACGTCATAGTTGTTCTATAATCAGCCATTTCATCTAAACGTGTGTTAATGTCTACATAATCAGGCGGAATCATTAATAAAAAATCATCATTGTCAAGATCTATTACAAAATCATATGTCCGTAAGAGACTAGCATTTATTCCCAGTCCTTCGTCAAATATTCCGTCGCGTGTAGGATTATTTACTTCTTCCAAAATTTCTAAAAGTTTTTCTTTTTGACTTTCATTCATACCAGTTGAACCATCACCGAAAATATCATCATCAAGGTCAGGTATTAATTTCTCTGTGTCTATTGTCACAATTGGTTTCACCCCAAATGCAGGAAGTGTGAAATTTTCTAATATACCTTTCATCAAATCATTTTTGTTGTCAATGTCTTCGAATTTCGGTATTTTACTGACGTCATGCGTCAAGAAATCTTCGTATATTTTTTCTTTTTCGGGATTTTCTATTATATCTTTTATGATGGTCTTTAAATCTTCGTCTAAACCATCTAAATATGTTTTTGTTTTTGTTTTTGTTGTAACTCCTTTTGATTTAAAAGCATGATAATTTCTTAATGCACTTCGAATATTTATTTTCATGGCGTCGTATTTGTCTTCACTATATTCTTCGGATGTAATTTTTTCTCTTCTGGACATATATATAACATATATATATTATTTCATGTTTTTTCCATCATCTGTGATCATCTTTTCAGATGTTAAATTTAACAACATATATGCATAATAAATCATTGCATATGCACTCATGTATAATAATACTATCATCAACATAAATAAATCGCTGCTATTTGGTAGATTTGAACCATTCACCACAAACAAATAAAACGAGAACCCAATCAAAAATATCGCAAAAATCATCAATGTTTTATAATAATCTAAACGTTTTCTATTCGATTTTGATAAAGGTATTTGTCCGGTCATTGATTCCATTTTAATTCGACTAAAACTAATTAACATCATAATATTTGATGCAATAATACCAAGTATACCAACTCCATATAGCCCGTAATATGGAATTTTATTACCGTCAAATAGTGTGCTTAATAACATCATAGATATCCATGCAACCGATGTTAATACAATATAATCCATATATCCGCCTTTATACAACATCATACCAATAAAGTAAAAGAGTAATAACGTGAGAAGCACCAATGTATGAGAACTCAATAAAAATTGAAACACATAGTTATTTAATTCGTTGATATTTACCGACTTGAATTCTTGCATCGTATCTAATATTACTTTCGAACCCACTATTGTATTGGTTGCTAAAAATAACATCAATATCAATCCTTCAAACGTTGACTCATATGTAAATAAAAACAACACTGCGTAAAATATCACGATGATTGTATATTTCAACAACTCCGAATTCATTTATACTATATCTATATTTTATAGTTCTCTTTTATCCATTCAATTATTACGTGTTTTTCACAATATGTAACGCTTTCTTTGAATTTCTTTATGTTCAAAAATTGCGGCTTTGACATTGATGCCGTCTTATAATATGCATATAACCCATATTTTCCCTTTCGTATCGATAAATCGTCGTTCAGTTCGCGCACGATATTTGGCGACGACGCTGTTAAAACATTCATTACATCTTCATATGTAACCTCTTGCAACGGCTTCTTTATCGTATTCATCGCTTTATTTGTTTCTCCATAACTCGCGTATATTCCATATTTCCCTTTTTTGATAAACAAATCCTGGTCTTCATATTTTCCCAAATATTTCTCGCTGTCTTCTGTCAAATCTTCCAACTCATAATCCCCATTTCTCAATTTGTCTAAATCGATTTGAATGTTTTTCACACTCATAAATTCTACTGTGCCGTCTTCCAATGTTTTCTTTATTGTTGGTCCGTTTTTTGAGAACATGAAAACGTGCTCATCGTCGATGATATACGCCTCTTTTGCTAAATTTTTCAACGACTTTGCTTGTGTTTTGATATTCTCTTCACATATCTTACATACTTGCGTCCAGTCCTCCAATATACCTTGATACACTTTATCCAAATCTTCTTCCATGTTTTTTGTATAATCATACGAGAACATATCGTCGAAATATTTTGTCAAAAACTCAATTACTACTATACCCAATGGCTGAATCACTAACTTCTGACTCTCATTACCCACTGTTTTTTCATTTAATCTTTTACTTATGACACCGTTCTCCAAAACAAAATCCATTGTTACATATTTCGTCCCTTCCACATTTTGCTTTGTTACATACTTGCGGTCCATGATTGTATTCACAAACGTTGCATATGTTGACGGTCTTCCGATTTGTAAATCTTCCAATTTTTTTATTAAAGACGACTCGCTATAATGAGAGTGTTTATGCTGAATACTATTCATACATGTTATTTTATTATATTGTATATGCGTCTTTTCTTTGCACATGTTCTCCAACATCATTACAAGCGCTTTCTTTTTGGCTTGTTCTTCTACTATATTTGTTTTCGTTGTTGATAAAAATCCTAGAAATGTAGGTATTTCAATAGTTGTTTTGTATTTATGTCCTTGTGGTGCATTTATTACATAATCATATACATCATATAATGCATGACTCATCATGCTTTCTAGCGTGGTCTTCCATATAAGTTTGTATAAACTCACTATTTTCGTATTTACATTTTTTATTTGCGGTTGCTCTATATTTGTCACACGAATTGCTTCATGCGGATTGTTATTATTATTTTCAATCTTTTTCAAATCTCCAATATACTTTTGTCCATGATTCTTTTCGATGTATTGAGAACCTTGTTTCAAAAAATCCTGGCTATATTTCTTACTTTCTGTACGCATATACGAAATATATCCCTCTTGATATAAGACCTGACAAAAGGACATTGTGTCCTTCGGTGACAAATGCAATTGTTGATTACTTAACTGTAATAATTTCGAAGTGTTGAGTGGTTCTGGCGGAGCCTTTTTTGATTGACGTTGAGAACTTGTGTTTATTATATGTTCGAAATTTGTCGTTTTTTGGAGAAATTCAAATGATTCTGTTTCAGTAGATAAATCTTTTGTCAATGCAAACTCGACTTGTTGACTCGAAAAACTAGCTACGACTTTATAATATTTCTTATTTTCTATATTTTGCTTTTCCAAATGGTTCTCGTATATTAACCGCAACGCTGGCGTTTGACAACGTCCAGCTGATAAACTATTTGTTTTACTTGCGTATACGTGTTTCCATAAAAAGGGCGATATTTTATAACCGACCACCACGTCGAGAACTTGACGCGCTTTTTGACTATTTACTAACAACATATCAATTATTTTGGGTTCTTGCACCGCTTTCAACAATGCCGTTTTCGTAATTTCATTGAAAATAATTCGTTTTGTTGTATTCACTGGCAAATCGAATAATTCGCAAATGTGCCATGCAATGGCTTCGCCTTCACGATCATCATCCGTCGCTAATATGATATTTTCTTTTTCATAATGTTTCATGATTTTCTTCATTTGCTCAATATGCGAGAACTTGTCTTTGGCGATTTTGAACGTGATTTCATAGTTTTTATAAGAATCCAGTTCTCGCAAATGACCTTTCGACGCAATGCATTTATATTCTTCTCCTAAATAACTTTCTATTTTGGCGCATTTCGACGGCGACTCTACAATCAATAAAAATTTGGAATTTTCTTTGTTGAACTCGACGACTTTGGTTGATTTTTTATAATTACGTTTCATAATATAATTATAAAAATAAATATTTAAATACTTATAACGTTGCGATTAAATTATGACCAAAAGACCCGATGAAATGTAATAGTGCGTGATTATGATTACCATAGACTCCGTATATTTCATATGGGCAATTGGATATTCCCGATAAATATAAATATACACATGCTAAAAATGTGATAATTATAGTGAAAATACAAAAATATTCATTGGCACTACAATCACATATACCTTTGTTGAAAACCAAGTATCCACCATATAAAATAATTAAAAATATGAAAAACTTGTCAATATAACATATTATTTCATTTTGAGTATAATGAACCAACAATGATGTCACCAATAAACAAGAAAATAGAAATACGTATATATCATTATCGTAATAATGTGCAATAATAATATTTGTAATGAAAATGAGAGAACTAAATACACAAACGTTGTTAAACCCGTATAAATAGTCGTCCATATATAATATGCTTATTTTTTCGAACGAGTCTTTCGAACGGATTTTCTCTTTGATTTTTTGCGTGTTTTTCCGCCTCTATAAAATATAGGTTGATAACTGAAAAAACTTTTAAATGTATCAATACTATTTCTTCGTATTTGAAGAATAACATTATTGTATACATGTCTTAATTCACTATCTGCAGGATTTTTGATAAGCTTAAATTTCGGATCAGATTCTTCTTTCCAATATTTCGGGTCTAATAAATCGCTGTCTTGAACACCTTTTGATTTTAACATATCCTTAATTGTTTTTTGTCGCTCTTGGAATTGAATCACTTCTCCATCTGTTGTTGTTTCATTTTTAATAGGCCAAACTTTTAGAGGATTTCCTAATACTTTGAAGAAAGCATTCATTAATTCCATTGTATTTTGCTTACCTGTAAACCTTTTTCGACCAATATGAAAATCCCATTCTGTGGTTCTAATTGTAGTCATGGCGAGAGTTTTGTTTGATATCGTTGTTAAAAGAAGATTTTTATCATCAAAAAATGTTTTTGATTCATTGTATAAATACTTATACATAAATTGTTCAATATAGCTTTTACCATTGAGTTCTTTTTTTTCCCATAATTTTTGCGCTTCTTTATAAGTCTTAGGCTCTTCCACATCACTAACAAAGAATTCGCCAATAACTTTATCAAATTTATTACACGATGTGTCATACGCTTCAAGTTTTATTCTATATGATTGATTTGATATAAATGTAGTTTTTAATTGACTTTTATTAATTTTTGCTCGATTATTTTCCAAATTCAATTCAAGCGGAATACTTTGATTTTTTTCACCAATCATAGTTATTTTCGGTGTTGGGTCTGATTTAAAGCTACCATTTTTAAAAACAACATCAATAAATCCGTCACTTTCTTTTTCCTGTGGATCTAATATGGGACCCCAACTTACTACGGCATCATCTATTAAAGGTTCAGTTTTATCTATTTTAAAATTTATAATTTTTGTCTTTTGTTGTTCAGGATTTGTCCATATAATTACATCAATCGAATTAATTCCATTACTTAAACCTTCCAATTCTATTTTTTCAATATCAATTAATGTTTTATCTCCAGTTAAATCACCATTTTTTGTTATGCGACCTATTTTCATAATATATTTTGTTGCATTTTTTGTATTAATTTCTACTTGTTGTGGTTTATTATCCTGAGAATTTAAAAAATCCTTATTTACATTTAACCAACTAGCACTAATGTCTATCGTAAATTCTGGATCAGGTATTGTTACTGGTCCTGGTACTGATCCTGCTGTTCCTGCTGTTCCTGATGCTGATGATGATGCTGATGATGATGTTGATGATATTGATGATGCTGATGATATTGGTGGTGTTGTTGATGATGCTATTGGTGCTGGTGTTGATGATATTGATGATGTTGATGTTGATGTTGATGGTGTTGTTGTTGTTGATGGTCCTGCTGGTGCTGGTGCTGCTGCAAAAGGGTCTGGTGATAATGATGATGATGATGATGATGGTGTTGCTGCAAAAGGGTCTGTTCCGAATACTGATGCTGATGATGCTGCTCCCGATGCTGATGATGCTGTTCTCCTCGCTACCTGCCTCAGTCCTGATGATGTTAATGAATTTGACATTTATATATTAAAACAATATTTTTAATATACAAAATCTACTTTTTTCTGCGGGTAATATTTTTCCTA